CACCGGATGCACCAGTGAAACGAGTATCAAGAAGCTGATAACCAAGTTCTGCGTCAGGAAGGCTAGCTGAACCATTATATGGGACACCATCTCCTGAAGATGGAGTTGACTTACCATCGACACCAGTACCAAGTGAATCAGACTGGTAAGCATAGCGAAGAGCAAATGCAAGACCAACTGGACCACTCATGGGCTGAACACCAACGATATCGTTAGTAATGAGCTCAGGGAATGTACGACGGATCATCGGGATGAGCACCTTAGGAAGGCGTGCATCGTTCGGTGCGTAAGTATCACCGGATCCAATTTGCGAAGCTGGGTTGAACTGAACGCCACCTTGTGCAGCACCACCAAGGGCACCGCCACCAGCGGAGTTAGACTCTTCCAAGCACCATTTCTCTTGGTTCTCCAAGAGAACAGCCGTGTTTAAACGGGTGTGAGCATCGTCGATTGCCTTAACGGAATCGGATGTATAATCAAGCACTGGGGCCCACTTTTCCAAGAGGGCATTAGCGCGATCTTTATCAATAAATGATTGTGGTTTATTCATAATTTTAATTTAATATATTTTTGTTTATAATGGGTAACCCCAAGTGACTCAGGCACCGAATGCCTCAATGTTTATGAATCAAACTAAATTACTTCATCAAGTCCAACCCTTCAAGATAAGGGTTTGCTGGTACTGATGGTTTAGCTTTCTCCTCAACAACTGTTTTTGGAGCATCAGCCTTCACAGTGCGATTGCTGATTGCTTCCTCACGAATAACTTCAAGTTGCTCTTTTTCCTTACGGTCAAAGAGACGTGCAGTGTATTCGAAATTCTCTTCGATAAATCTTGGAGACTTATCTGATAAAACTTTCTTAAGATAAGCAGACTTCTTACCACTAAACTTAGCACAACGATTCTCAAGGAATGCAGCAGACTTAGCCTGATTATAATTCTCATTAAGGGTTTCGTTAGTTTTCTTAAGTTCAGCAATTTCAGCTTTAAGCTCGTCCATTTCATTCTTACCGTCAACGATTGCGGATTTAACTGACTCAGCCATAAGCGAAGAGTCAACTGCAAGAGTTGATCGAAGATTGTTAAGGACGGTCAGAGCCGTGTTATTACGAGTTGCTTCTTCAATTGAAGTCATTGGAACTGCTTCGTCAATGTATTCTTCAATATAATTGGAAATAGACTCAACAAGCGACTCTTTAAATGTAGAAGCACTTTCATTAAGTTCTGTTTCATATTTTTTAATAACGTTGCCTAGCTTTGAGGCATTGTTCTTATCTACAGCTTCGACAATCTGTTGCATCTTAACTGTATGATCTTTATCAATTTGATTGATAAGAGCTTCAAGTTTTTCTGCATAAAGTTCATCTTGGCCCGCCAGTGCAGCTTCAACAGAAAGCTCAACTTTCTCCTTAAGTGCAGTCTCGATTGTCTCTACTGATTCTTCAGTAAGGACCTCTTGTAGTTCTGTTGGTAGTAATTCTTTATTCATAATTAAAAGAGTGGTTTTTCTGCTGCTTGACGAATTCGTGATTCGATCTTGTCTTGAACAGCTGACTGTAAATATTTATTAGCGACTGCGTAGTTTTCGCCAGAAATAGCATCAATAAACTTAATTATTTTGTCTTTCGTAGATGTTTCTTTAGTTTCTTTAGACATATTGTTATTTATTCAGGTTAAAATGTTAATCAAATCTTATTAATAAAGGTCATAATGCGCTCAAGAAGATATTTCTCAACTTCTCTCTTTGGAAGCTTAGCAATACTCTTTTCAAATTTATCATAAATTTCTTCATACTTACCATCTTCAGCAAGTACCCACTGCTTAGATTCTAAGATACCATTAACAAAAGCTTTCGGGTATGACGGATCAGCAACGCAATCTATAGCAACTAGCTTCATATTACGAACTGTATTATAATCGCTACTCTCCTCTAACGTACCAAGTGCGCGAGAGCTCATACCCACCTTAACACCATCATTAACTAATGAACGAACAATTTGTCCGCAGGGAGTTGTAAGTACTTTTGACTTACCATAAAAAACGTTACCATCTTGTGTAAGTTCTGTCACCATGTGACATGCTCTTTCAAGATCAACATCTGCAGATGAGGGGTGATTTAGCTCACCCATAGCGCGACCAGGCTTTACAAAATTTTCATTATATGAAGCAACTTCACGTTCAAGCTCATTGCGAGGGTAAAACCGCTTATTGCGATTTACTCCTTCTGCCATCATATAAGGCCCTTTGATAAAAAGAGATTTTGCACTGTCCTTGTTAGTCTGCTCTTCGAAGACCTCGAACTGATCTACGATATCTGGATTTTCACAAACAAGATTTAGTTTAACTGACATACGTATATTTATGTCAAAAGCTTATGAAATCTCATTTTCTGTTAAAATTAAAAATTTATAGTTGCGACCATCACAATATTTTCTTGCAGCTGCCCACTTAGCTTGGTTAGTTACATATTGTTTTTGCTCGTACAATAGGTGCTCTCGTTTCCTATATTTTGTAGTGGGTGGTTTTGTTTGCTTATATGGTTTAATCTCAACACAATATTTTGTAATTTTGTCACCCTCCTTAATAACAACATAATTATCTATATGATATCTATGCGTTCTTTTAGTTAGAGGGTTATAGTATGGTATCTTAATATTTTCAGAGCCCCACCTTAGCACTTTAGGATTATTATCGCAAAATCTAAAAAATTTTAACTCTAAACCAGATCTATATACTGCTCGTTCCCCAATAAATTTATCTTTATTATTAGGTACAAATAATCCTTGACGATATTTTTTATTCTTATTCATCAACCAACAATAAATCCAACAGGATCGTTACTACCAAATCCAGATGTTGCTCCGGTCATAAGCTCTTCTTCAAGCTCAGCTTTACGTTGTTGACCTTCTTGCAATAAGTCATAATTAAGAGCACCGCCACCTAGTAAACTAACCTGGCCAAATTTACCTCTCACACGTCCGATAGTAATCATTGATAAAGCTAATGCATACTCATATACCCACTGCTCTTTGATTACATCGCGAATCGACCGTTCTAAGTAAGTAGAAACTACACCGTAAAAGCGCTCATGCTTTGGTTGCGGATAAATTTTCAGATATTGAGAACGCTCATCGAATACGAGATCACGTTTAAGTGCTAGCATTTTTTCACGAGTATCAATAAACTCTTTAAGAGTATACCAAGATACCAAATCAAATCCATAATTACCCATAGCATATGAGAAGTATGTTTGTTGTGCCATAGTCTGCTCTAACGTAAATAATGTATTAATACCAGTATTTGAACCTTCTTCAAAGTCAGTAACAGCTATAACCTTTCTGTAATCCATTATATCATAATCATATACATTTTGATACGTTGTCATACTACTAGTAGACCCTCCACGTGATAATGTACGCCTTTGATTGGCAACAAACGTACCAGATAGAGATTCGTCAAAGGTTGTTAATGTATTAACAAGTGTGTGATCAAATAATTCTCCCTCATTAACACCATCTGTAAAGTCTGCCGATAAGGCAGATGAACTCGCAAACACAGATGATAATACATCTGATTCAGCAGTATAAACAATATCCGGAGTCTCACCATAAAACTCTGAACTTGGTCCTAGTGGATTGGTACCTGCAATTTTTTTAGCAGTTGTATCTAAGTCAGTATTCGCAAGGGTATAGAGGAGATCTAATCGTATACCTTTATTAGGTTCATATAAGTTAGAATCAAAAATCATATACTCTCGAGTATAGCCAGCGAAACGAGTATAATATTCAATTGCAATCTGAATATTTTCATTAAGCTGGTCAGAATGTATCTCCAGAGATACGACAGGGTAGCCTAAAGCTCTTTTAATTCTATCACCTAATCTAGTAAACGTTTCAATTTTATTATTAAGATTAGTTGACAAGAAAGCTGAAAGAGGTGTTATTTCACATGCAGATGCCATACAATTATTTAATCTACTATCTCAAAAAAGGTACCTAAAAGTTATGGTATATAAGATACAAAGTATTAAATATTGATATGGCTTATCAAGTAACTATAGTTCCAGCAACAAGTGGGCAACCAGATGGTCGTTACACTGAAGCTTACCTCGCAAATTTTATCAATACTACTGTAGTACCTACAAGTGGTGCTGTACTCACACAAATTTTAGAAAATCGTGGCTCTAACCTTATATTGGTTTGGGACGATAGCCTATAATAAATATTAACTAAACAAGGCCGCTCCTAGGAGCGGCTTTTTTTATGCTTA